GAGAAGGTAGATTAGTATACAGAGACAACGATGCTCCTGACTGGCGTTATATCCTGACTTATGTTAGCCGCAGTAATGTTGAGTTACTTGGCTGGTTGGAAGGGTATAACGCTATAGAAATGGGCGTCAGAGATAATCCTAAAGACGGCAAACCGGCCTGGTTTGTTACTCAGGATAAGCTTTGGAGCATGGAAACATTTGAAAAGGAAATATATGATTAAGACAATTACACTTAAAGACATCTTAACGACACAACCGCTTAACTTTAACCCAAAACAACACCTACCGGAGGACTGGTCAGGCAGTATCTTTGATTGGTTGTATGACTCACGATTTACAATAGAACAGCGCATACTTACAGCCACACAATTCCCGATTATTACTCCAGCGGTGGGCAATCTTTTTGCGCTATGGTGCCTTGATTCGGTCAAGGAATACTTAACGCCACGACAAGTTGAGTTTAGAGATTCACTAGAGAGCTTTATCACCGGCATGATTAGCTCAGATGATTTAGACAGGGTATGGAGTCAAGCTTGGGACTATGACGAGTATGACGAGCAGGAAACCTTCGGCATTATGCGGTGTATTGTAGAGTCTTTTAGGGGCGCTCTATGTCAGCAAGATCCAGGCATGTGCGCATTTTGCGATATTAGAGACGCTCACAAGTACGTTGGAACTTTGCAAAAGTTTGAGACTCAAGCACTAGAGAAGCTAATAGAGCTTTATAGGGAGGTCGGAGATGAGTAAATATCCGAAGAAATGTTTTCTTACAGCAGAAGCTATTTAGGCATAGCTCGTCCAATGGTGGCAGACGTGCATGTGTTGGCTATTCAATATGACATCCCTATAAATGACAAAGATTGGCATAGCATGAGCGTAGAGCAGCGCATAGAGCACTACAAGAAAGAGTTTAATAGTCGCTTAGAAGCCACCTTAGCTGAAATAGAGCGGCATACTAAATGGTATTCTGAGCGATTAAAGAAGGAGCTAACAGATGAGTAAAACACCTGAAGAGTTATGGGAAGAAGGGCTTGATGAATTAGAAGCTCTCGTTTTCAAAGCAGCAAAGCAACACGCTAGTCGTTGGCAAGGATGTTGTTTTGCTCTTGGCGCTAGAATAGGAATAGAAGCAGTAACATCAGCTTTTTTAGAAGGCGTAGATTTTACACTAACTTTGAAAGGCGAAAAAAAGACGTTGTTGTCAGATATGTTAGCTAGAGCCATTGAGGAGACAAAAGATGAGTAAAAAACTAGAAGAAATAGCGGCAGATGCGGCAGCGGGATGGATAAAAAACTCTACTACAAGTCATAGCCTTGCCAATACTTGTGCTTTATATGGTTACAATGCTGGCTTCTTCGCTGGCTACAAAGCAGCACAGGCTATAGTCGAGGAGGAGCTACAAGCAGTGCAAGGACAGCGAGTAGAGCGTCCTGGACTAGGTTCAGCGGAGTATGCGCTAAAAAGTGTTTTGGTAAAGATGGGGGGCAAATGAAAACACCTGAAGAGATGGCAGAGGAGTATGCGAACAAATACGATGGAGCCGTAGCTAAGATTGTGTCATTGACAAGCTTTCTATATGGCTACAAAGCAGCACAGGATCAGCTTGCTGATGCCGACAAGGTGATGCCGGATAGCTGGGACCATATTCTTGACGCCACGAAAATGGTGGATGTGAACTATTCGAATAATTTGAACAGTTGGATTAGCGTTAAGGATAGGCTGCCGGAGGATGAGGGAATAACAGTATTGGTACTTATTAGTGGCAATCGTTGGCATGACCATGACGTTGCTTATTTTGGACCTATAAAACAGCCTCGTTCGCATATACTGTTGTATAAGAATTCAGAAAAAATATGGCGTGACAAATATGATGACATTGTAGAAGGCGTTACCCACTGGCAACCGCTACCTGAGCTGCCGAAGGAGGAGAAATGAGTTTTGAAAAAACCAAATACTGCGGACATGAGGCTGTTAAGTTAGTTTTGTTTGATGAAAGCGGAACTAAATACACAGTAGTTTGTCCTGGCGAAGATGAGGCAATTCAGCCTCTATATGCGCTTATTGTATTAGATGTGGATCCTCCACAAGAAAGGAAGCAGGTAATAAAACTGCTCGCAAAAGAGGAAAAATGAACGCAGATATACCGCCCCTAAAAGTTTGGATAGAGAACAAGAACTTAAACGGCAAAGAAGGTTTTGAACATGGTTACGCATTCGCAATACAATCATACAAAGCAAGAGCGCTACAGTTTCACGTCTTGCTTGAATCAGGTGCTCACTTTCGTCATATTCCTTTGCATTGGCTTTGGCACGACACTGATGCTAGCAACGCTGCTGAGTACTCTCTGGACCTACTTCAGCTATGGGATTGTTTCAGTTACCGCCCCGTTGTAACTACCTTTGATATGTTTAAGGGCTATCAATGTGACGCAATACTCAAAGACAAAACTAAAATATCTGGCACTTACTGGTTTACGATTGACTGGCTGCCTGATTCTGAGTCTGAGTCTGCTTTCTTGTTACAGCCCGATCAAAACAAGTGTGCACACGTCGTTTTGCTTGATAACGGACAAGTTGCAGCTTTGCCTACCAATAGAATCGTTTTCAAGGACGCCTTCTTTATTGGAAATAATCCGACTGCACCAACAAAGGAATATGCTACACTTGAAACAATCTGGTCAGCAGAGGATTGCAACCGCTGGTCAGTAGCTAACAGTGATAAGGTTTATTACTAATAGGATAAATATATGAGCGAACAAAGTAGAATTAAACTTGATAAACTGCCCAGCGAAGATGACTTTATAATTACTTATCACGATTTTTATGGACGCCGTTTAACCTTTATTAGACCAAATGTAATAGGCACTAAATGGACAAAAGATAATCTAATTTTTAGAAGTTCAGTTTGGGACGATTCTGGTTATCTTGTTTCTGGAGGATTTAAAAAGTTTTTTAATTTAAATGAAGCTCCAGACATTGATCCTTGGGACGAAAATTTAACTGCTTCTAAAGTAGTTACTAAATTAGACGGAAGCTTACTAATTCTTTCTATTGTCAATTCAAAACCAATGATCAGGACTCGTGGGAGCATTGATTGTTTGCAAATGAAAAATTTTTACGAATTAGAAAAGTTAATACCCAAACATTTTGGCAAAGATTACATATGGGATGAGTATTCAAGCTATCTTTATGAATGGCAAAGTCCTGCACAGCAAATAGTAATCAAACATAAAAAACCTCATTTATCTCTTATAGGACAAATCAAACATTGGGATTATTCATATGCAAATCAAAGATCATTAGATTGTCATTGTGAACTTCATGGGGGGTCGCGCCCAGCATATTGGGATTTTAAAAACAAAGAAGACATGCTTTCTAAAATTGCAACATGGGAAAATTTAGAAGGCGCTTGTCTTTATTACAACAACGATCAATCTATAAGAAAGATTAAAGGTTTATGGTATTTGAAATTACATGCTTTTAAATCTGAATGTAGTATTAAAACACTAATATATCTTTATATAGAAAGAGGGTGCCCAAATAAGGAAAAATTTAAAAAGCATATTGAAACACAATTTGATTATGAATGTTTGGTAATGGCAGAGCCTTACATTGATCGGCTATATGCTGAAATTGCCAAGTTGCATAGTCAATTAGCTGATGTTGGACATGAAGTAGCAAAGCGAACCGAATTATGTCAAAAGAATTTTGCAAATTGGTTAATTGAATATACTAAAAAAGATAAAATTTTAAGTGGGTATGGGTTTTTAATTCGCAAAGGTGGAGAATTGTCGTCTGAAACAATGCAAAAAATTTTATTACAAAGATTAAACAATGACGAACTCAAGGGCTAAAGGAGCAGCAGGGGAAAGAGAGCTTGCAAACAAGCTAAAGGAGCATGGCTTTACAGCTAGGCGTACTCAGCAATTCTGCGGTAAGGCTGGCGACTCTGACGTAGTATGCGAAGAGCTTAATAGCTATCATATAGAGGTTAAGCGAGTGCAGAACCTTAATGTAGATAAGGCTATAGACCAAGCAACAAGAGATTGTGGTGACAAAACGCCAATAGTGTGTCACCGTAAGAATAACCGGCCCTGGCTAGTAACTATGTATATCGAGGACTTTTTAGCCTTGGTTCAATGCAAGACGAGACCCCCATTAAGCTAAACGATTTAACAATGGAAGAATCCAAAGGGCATGTTTGCCCTGAATATATTTTATGGCTTGCAGTCATTGATAGGGCTATCTCTGACCTATGCTCCCCAGCTCAAGAGCTAACGCCGCTTTATGCTTCAGACTTACACAGCTTTTTCTGGGAAGATACCCCAAGGCCATTTAACCTAGTCTATATTTGCTCAATGCTGTTAGATAGGGAAGACGCTGTAGAAAAGATAAGACATAGAATTAAAACGATAGGACGGACTAAAAAGCCGCAGTCCTACCGTTCCAGCAGAACTTAGCGCTTCTTCTTTTTCTCAATGATTGACCAAGCCTGGGAAGCTCCGTAAAGAATAGCTCCACCAAGTACAGGCTCAGCAGCAGTAGCTAGGTTAGTAGCATCATGCTCAGATACCCCAACAGTTACTAATGCGCCA